AACTGGACGGAGGCCATGATCCGGACCGAATGCGCGGCGCACTTGAACGACCCCCAGGTATTTTAGGGAAATGAATTACACAAATAATATTATGGGTTGGATATCCGACCTGGAACTCCAATGGTTATATTCCACGGCAAAGGAAATGGAGACAATCGTTGAGGTCGGGAGCTGGAAAGGGCGATCTACCCATGCCCTGCTAAGCGGATGCCCAGGGACCGTCTGGGCCATCGACCATTGGCTCGGAAGCAAGAATGATGATGGACAGATCGAAGCGAAAGAACATGATATCTTCAAGATTTTTAAACAGAACGTGGGCTATTTTAAGAATCTAAAAATCATTAAAGCTTATAGTCTTGAGGCGGCGGTACAATTCGAGGAAAAATCGGTCGATATGGTTTTTATTGATGGGGATCATAGCTATGAAGAAGTCAAAAAGGATATCAACACATGGCTTCCAAAAGCGAAAAAACTGATTTGCGTACATGATTATTGCTGGTCTTCGGTTAGACAGGCAATAGATGAAGCATTTGATATTCCGGGTGTTTTATTTGAATCAATTTGGATCAAGCGGCTAGACGGGAGCGGAGGCTAATATGAGCGGCGAAATAGGATACATCAATTTGGTCGACGCTGACACCTACTTTGCAACGCGCCTTTCTGCCGACGCCTGGACCTCCATTCTTCCGACGTCCGGAGACCCGAAAAAGACTGCTGCACTTCAAACGGCTTATGATCGCCTTTACTTCTCCGGGCTTTTCAATCTGCCATTATTCCTAGACGCGACGGCGGATCAATTAGTCGTCCTGAAGAAAGCACAGTGTGAACTTTCATTATATATGCTCATCCATTTAGCTGACGAAGACAGGCGCAAGGGGCTACAGGCACAGGGCGTCACCGTGGCCGGGATCGTCAAGGAACAATACGCAGAAACGGATTTGAACTATCTCCCGATTCCGCCTTTCGTGGCCGGACTTCTCGAGGAATTCTCAACGGCTGTAATAAATCCATTTTATGCTTCTGAGATTGATCGAGATGAAAATAAGGATGGTATAAAACTTTAGGAGGAAAAAATGCCTTACAGTTCTTTGGGAAAAAACGCAATGCTCAATGCGCTTGGAGCGCTGGCCGTCTTTGCTTCGCTCCATAGCGCTGATCCAGGAGACAGCGGCACAAACGAACATTCGACATCAGGCGGGAGTCCCGTCTATGCCAGAAAAGCCATCACCTGGAATGCGGCAGGATCGGGGACGATGGATGATTCCAATGTGCCGGTGTTTGATGTACCGGCTGGAAGAACAGTCCTCTATGTCGGCCTCTGGTCGCTCGTTACCGGAGGCGTCTTCTACGGTTCAGCACTCGTGACTTCTGAGACTTTCGGGGCGCAGGGAACCTATACCCTGACCGACATGGATTTGGATCTGAACGCATAAGGAGTTTACTTGGCTATTGGACTTCGGTCTGTCGGGGCTAGTCCGGGGGCGAATTCTGCAAACTGTATAATTACTAAGCCCTCGGGTCTTTCCCTCGGCGACTTCATATTGGCGCATATCGTCAATAAGGCCACGTCCGGGACCATCACGCCGCCAGCCGACTGGATGATAATCGGGGCACAGTCCAATACGGCAAGCTCCCGATCGGCACTATTCCGGAAAGTAGCAGTTCAGGCCGATGTTGATGCCACGACCTTCACTTTTACTCTCGGCACATCGGGGCGAAACCGGGGAGAGATGATGGCCCTGACGGGCGTCTCTACATCCGCCCCGATTGACGTAGCAAACCAGCAAATCAACGGGGCCGGAACCTCGATAGCCGTCCCCACCCCGACGGTCACAACGGGTTGCCTGGTTTTAGTTATCGGCAGCAATGCCTTGGGCGGGGTGGCGACCGCGTGCTCCGGGGCCGACCCAGCTTGTACCATTACCATAGGTTATGCCGTTGCCTATAGTACGTATTGTGCGTTGGCCTGCTTCAGCGGAATAAAGTCGGGAACGGATGCCATCGATGCCCATTCACTAAGCACCTTCACGTCTGCTGTTAGCAGCGGGCACGCGGTAGCATTGGCTCCACAACCCGCCCCCGAAGAACATTCCGGCGCTGCCCTAATCCACGGGAATGGAACCATAACCCCAGTAGTCCAAAAGAATGGGAAGGGATCTGCCCTAGCCTCAGGGAATGGTTCCCTGGCGGGCATTGTTCAAAAGGCTGGCCTGGGTTCTGCGATAGCATCGGGGAAGGGAGCGCTCGTTGCCTTAGGTACGGTTGCCCTGATGGGGCTTGCTAGTCTCTCCGGTGGTCCTGGTCATCAAATCGCGGCGGGCCTAAAGACTTCTCAGAATATCTCGGCCATTTCCGGAGGCGGCTCGCTTACCGCAACGGGTGAGGCGAGCATTGCTCCTGAAGAACACTCCGGAGTGGCGGCGATCTCGGGAACTGGGATTCTCACATCATCGGGCGCAAAGGCAACCTCTATCTCGGCGTCGATCTCCGGTGCAGGATCGCTTATCGGGGACGGTCTCAAGGCGGCAGCTGACCTGGGAGCCATACACGCCAATGGTTCCCTTGTTGCAACCGGAACGGCCGTTGAATTTCATTCCGGGGCGGCCGCCCTATCTGGAGGGGGCGCTGCTTCCGGGATCGGGCTTAAGGCTGGCTCGATCACGGCAGGGCCAATCTCGGGGAGTGGTTCCCAGGTGGCCAATGGGGCGAAGGCTGGATTTGCGATTGCCGGGATGACCGGAGGTGGTTCACTCTCCGCAACCGGGGAAGCTAGCGGGGTCGAACACCATTCCGGGGCTGCGGCCATATCCGGTAGCGGCTCACTTTCATCCGCGGGAATAAAAGACGGCAAGGATTCTACGGCGATCTCCGGTAACGGGACCTTGATCACCTCTGGGGCAAAAGCTGTTTCTTCGACCGCCTCAATCTCGAAGGCCGGGGCATTAACCTCAATGGGGCAGAAGGCCGTAGCCGGTTTAGCAATGATCTCGGGCAATGGTTCTATTATTGCAACCGGCGAAGAAGCCAAACCGGAAGATTATTTTGGTGTCGCTCTTATTTCCGGCGGTTGCTATTTGACCGCGTCGGGAACTGCATGGTGGTACGATCAAAGCAAAAGAAAGATTAACCGAAGAGCATCTATTAGAACAGGACAATCAATTCGTCCAATGCGATCAGTCCAGCCAGCTCGTCCTTTGAAAAGACCAACGGTAAGAAAGAAAACCACCAGGAGAAATTATCCGTGAAAAAACTGGCCCTGATCCCGATGAAGAAGCGAATCGCGGAGATCCAATCCGTCTACGCTTCGGCGGCACAGAGGATTGTTGTGGCTCTATCTTCATTAGAACCGGATAGTTATACGGCGGTGAAGTCAGGCACGGTTCTGTCTCGGGTTAAGGATATTATCGGCGAACTCGATACGGCTGTCCAGATGTGGGCTCCGGGCGCGATCCGGGCGGCCTACGAGGAAAGCAAGGGCATGGCCTGGACACGGCTTGAGATGATCGGCGCGAAGCGGCTCCCGACGAATAGATATAACCCGGTTCGGCACGATAAGAAGATCGCCGCGTTGACGAAGACCGTCATGAATGATTATTGGAAGGCGAATCGGACTATCGAAAGGACGGCGCGGAAATACTTGGCCGTTGTGTCTCAGGCGGCTATGGGCATAAAAAAGGTCGAACAGATACAGATGTTCGATTCGGCAACCGTCAAAGGATTCATAAACCGCATGGTCGCGGCGTCGGTATCGGCAACGACCAAATACAACGTCGGCATGGCGCACCTTACGTCCAAGGATATCGCCGCGAAGATCAGGGCGAAACTACTGAGTCAATTAAGCGGGGAGAATTTTATTACCATCAACGACCGTGATTACAATCTGCGCTCCTATGCGGAGCTTGTTGCCCGGACGAGGATGCGCGAGTCTCAAACAGAGGCAACTCTTGAGAGCATGAAGGAGTTCGGTGAGGACCTTGTAGAAATTCCGAGGCACGATAACCCATGTAAGGAAATCTGCGCTCCATACCAGGGTCAGATTTATTCGATATCCGGCAATTCCAGCAAATACGAAAAGCTTCCGGACGGAGGCCCCCCCTGGCACCCTTGCTGTGAAGATATTTGTAATCCTGTTTCCGAGAACGCGTTGGCTTGGAGAAACCGTTGATAAATTGTTATTTAATCGATGACATTACGATTAAATATCTCTCTGCCCTTGATCAATGGCAGGAACCGACCTGGAGCTCTGTCGCCGTCAAGGCACGTATTGAATGGCAGGATAAATTGATAAGGAACGCTCAGGGTGAGCAAGTCATCTCCGCCGCATTGGTTTATCTGGCTGGAGATATTCTTGCTCCAACGAACGCAGATCGGATCATTATTGAAGGAATTGAACACGTGATTATGCGGGTCGATAGGAAGACGGATTTTTCAATTTCTCATTATGAGTGTTTCATCCAATGAACGGACCAATGAAGGACGGCGGTATGGCTATCGACTTCGAGAAATTCAATGCGCGGTTTTTTGAGTACGCGCTGAAGACCGCCCCGGCCGCCGCCGAAAAAGGGATGTGGGAAGCGCTGCGAGAATTAAAGGCCGATTGCGATAACGTGACGCCCAAGACGCCCCTCTTAGAGGGGAACCTCCGGGGGGATCATACGCTGATCCTGGAAGGCATCACGACGAGCAAGGTCGAGGAGAAGTCCGGTGGCAAGGGCAAGGATCACCATAAGGGCGGATCAAAACCCGCCGAGCGATTCGGGGCGAAAGACATTCTTTCCAAACTCATTTTTCGCATGCCCTATGCGGCGAAGTGGCATGAGGCTGTAAATCGAAAGGTGAACTGGTCTGAAGGCGGAGTCGGGCCAAAATATTTGGAGACCAAACTCATGATGTTCGCTAAGAAATATTTTGGAATCGTCGCGACGCGGATCAAGGAGACAACGGGGAAATAATATGTTCAAGGAATTCGCGGTCTGGCTCTGTGCGATGGTTCCTGGTCTGACTCGAGGTGTGAATCTCCAGGTGGGTTTTCGCGCCCAGGATGCACCCGTCCGGTGTCATACTCTCTTAGACTCCGGAGGCCCAGCCGACTTTGACCTTGCATATAGAACTGACATGATGCTCCAGGTAGCCACGAGAGGGGAGACGATAGTTCAGGCCCGCGACGATGCCTGGACAATCTATAGCGCCATTCATGGGACGTCCGGCTGGACGATAGGGCCGCTCGTCTCTGGGGGTCAGCAGTACAAGATTTGGTCGATCGGTGCATTAGCGAAACCGCAATACATCGGAATTGGGGAGCAGGGCGGATTCGAATATTCAACGAACTACCTTTTGCATGTGAGTCCGGCATGAGAACGCACGACAGGGCGCAGGCCCTTCGAATATAGGACCATAGGAGGTCAACATGAGTTTTCCATTAGGAGAAGTCGGACCCTGCCAGGTCAAATTTGGCGGGGTGGACTTGGGTTTCACGAAAGGCGGGACGACGTTTGAGCATAAGGAGGAGACCATCAACATCACTTATGACCAAACGGGAAAAACCGTCCAGAATGTCATCGGTGTCGGCGGGAGCGCGACGGTCAAGACAGCGTTGGCCAATCCTTCCTTGGCGATCTTGGCGTCCCTGATCACGGGGGCGGCTGTCGATGCGGACGGCATGATCGTTACTGCCTCCGCCGGGGTCAACAAGCGGGCGACAATGGCCAAGGAACTGATCATCACGATCATGGACGGATTGCTCCCTTCGATCGATCCCGACGCGACCCTGGTTGTTTTCGTGGCGGTCCCGACATTCGGGGCGTCGTGGAAGTTTGACGATTCGTCTCAAAGGGCAACCGACATCACGTTCGACGCTTTGCCGGATGACCTTTCGGGCAACGTCGGTGGGATGTGGCGCGTCGGTCTTCCGACTCCTTGATCGGGGAGATGATGTTCTATGCCAAAATTTAAGATTGAGACTAGTCTATTCGAGCCCGTGACGATCGAGATTGAAGGCGGACGGACATTTGTGTCTGTTCCACTTTCGCCGTCCACGATCAAAGCTGTCTCGAATATCGAGGAACAGAGGAAGGCCAAAACGCTGGAAGACATGACGGCTCTTACGCAACAGGTCGCGCTTATTTTCGGGATCGATCCCAAGGAAGTTGAGACTACCGATATCCGAGTGCTGTCCAAGATCCTGGAACACGTGAACGATGCCATGACGGGCGGCAAAGCCGGAAAGGTAGCGGAGATCCCGGCTCCAGTCGGGACCGTGGTTGTCGATGAAGCGGCGTCCGAAAAAAACGGGCTGAGGCCCGAGGGCGGAATTTCGCAATAATAGCGGAAGCATTCCCCGGGCTTTTCTCGTTCGTTGATCTATTGAACTTAGACGTACGAGACTTCGGTTTCTGGTTCCTGGCGGCACAAAGGAAGACGCTGAATGAGAAGATCGATGCGCTCCGAATGTCCCGAATGGCGTGGGCGGAGGGAGATACAGTGAAGTCTGAAATGGCTTTGTATCAAAATGCGTTGGCGAACCTGGATGCAATGGAGAGGGGTGTATTAGCGACCCCGAAAGTAACGACCTGGCTTGATATAACGGGCGGAAGACGAATAGGGAGAGCATAAAAATGGCATTCGATGGGGGCGCCGTAATCGGCCGTCTCGAGATGAATATCGCCGGCTGGCAAAAAGCCGTAGAGACGGTCAAGAAAGACCAGACCAGTCTGTCCGGGCTAGTCTTGCGGCATGAGCAGGGAATTAAAAATCTCGGCAAAGCATTCACTGTGGCGGGCGGCATCATGGTCGCTTCCCTCGGGGCGTTGATTAAAAAGACGGCCGATGCTGGCGATCAGATCAATGACCTTTCCCAGCGCACGGGGATCGCTACGGAGACCCTGAGTGGGTATAAACTCGCGGCGGATAAGAGCGGGACATCGCTCGAAAGTTTCGCACAGGGTATGCGTGGTCTCGCAAATACCATGCAGGCCGCAATGGATAAGAGTAGTGCTCAGGCTAAGATGTTCGATGCTATGGGCGTCTCCATCGTCGACAGTAGCGGAAAACTGAGACCCCTCAACGACGTGATGCTCGACGTAGCGGACCGATTCGCCTCTATGCCTGACGGAGCCGAGAAGACCGCCCTAGCTATGGACGTACTCGGGCGCGCGGGCATGGAGCTCATCCCCATGTTCAATATGGGAAAGCAAGGCCTCTTGGATAACTATGAGGCCACGAAGAAATTAGGGGGGATATGGTCAAAGGAGGCGGCGAAGGCGGCTGATGATTTCAACGATTCCATAGCCCAAATGAAAACATCAATGGGCGGTTTAACCAAGGAAATCGGCATGATATTTTTGCCGACCGCCAAAAAGGTCGTTGACGGTCTTACCGATATCATCTCCAAGTTTAGGGAATGGGCGGCTGAACATCCAGGGGCGATCGCGACAATTGGGGGGATGACTGTTGGCCTAGGAGCCCTTCTAACTCAAGTGGGGCCACTATTAGTTGCCCTGCCAAGGTTGATTGAATTATTTAAGCTTCTCAAAATAACAAGGGCGGGCGCACTTACGGGGGGCGCTGTTGGTATTTTAGCGGCTGTTGGTATCGCGGGTATCGCCGAAACTGTAAAGAATCTGAAACTCTATAACCAGGAGGCCGAACTTACGGGGAAGAAAACTCCCGCTGTTATCAGGCTCATAGAAAGTTTCAATATGGCTCTGGCAAAAATTGGTATCGGCGTGGATCGTAGCCGCGTTGTCATGAAGGGTTTCGCCGATACGGAATTGATGAACACAAGAAAGGGGTTGGAACTTGCGGGGTTATCTACTGAAACCCTAACTACTGCAAACGCGAATCTGGGTCAGAGTTATATGCGTCTTATTGAACCAGTAAAGGCCTGGAACGAGGTGCTGGGGGTCATGACCAGGTTAGATCTTGCAAATAAAATTGCCCTCATGGAGCAGGCACTTGCGAAATATAAGGCTCAAATGCCGATATCCGAGCAGGCGCGATTGACCGAGGAGATTAAAAAGGCCAAAGACGAACTCGCAGGTTTCAATATTACGGCCCAAGTTACGCTCGGACTCTTGCCCAATCTCAGGGATAACACAGAGAAATTCATCACAAGCCTCGACAAATGGAATAGCTTTCTCCCGAATCTTCGGGCTGAAACCGAAAAACTTTTTATAACCTGGGATGAATATACTGAAAAATCTTCCAGCAAAATGGAGGCCATGAGCGAGGATGTTACTTCCGCGGGTGAAAAGATTTCGATCACGATAGCAAATATGATTGGGGCTATCGCTGGGACGATAGGTCAAAATCTTAGTGCCGCAAAACAAAAGTTTTTGATGCTTGTTCAAACAATGATTCTGGGCGCGGTTCAAATATGCGTCGCGTTAGGAACAATCAAGGCCGCCACTGGGGACATTATTGGAGCTATCGTTGCGATGGCCGGAGCTATTTTCGCCGCACTATTCGGGGGGAAACCAAAAAAGACATATGCCGAGAGAATGGCCGAAGAAATTATCATGATGACAAAGGAGCAGATTTCCATTCTATCCAAATACGGGGAAGTATCAGAAAGCACTTCTCAGAAGATAGCAGAAGCCCGACAGAAAGGAATGGAAGGTTATGCGGCCATCTCTAAATACTTCGCCGATATCATTCGGGATACGGGGGTCACCGGGGAGAATATCAACAAACTCTGGGCGGGCGCTGGAGAGATCCTTGATTCGATAAAGAAAGGCGGATTGAGTGCGGCCGAAGGAATCAAGTCCTTGGGTGATTCCTTTACGGCCATGCTCGAGGGCGCAAAGAAACTCGGTCAAGAGGGTTCCAGGGCGATGGTCGATTTCATTAAGAAAATCCGGGAATCCGGCCTCGAGGTTGCCGAGATTACCCAATATGTTGTTGAACAATTAAGCAAAATTCCGGCCGCCATGAGTACGATCGTTAGTTCCATAGCGATGCCCACTAAATCGATCGAGGAAATGCGGGCGGAACTCGATATCCTTTACAAGAAATTATCTGAGGTCAAAGAGGGATCGACAGAATGGAACGCTCTTAATGAGCAAATCAAAACCTCGGAAAAAGAGCTGGGTAAATGGGAGGGAAGAATCCCCGGTGTCATAAATCATCTTAATGCTATGGCCGGCATAGCAACGCTTACCTTCCAGAGCCTCATCCAAAACGGGAAGACATACATCGAAGCCCTGGAGATGATGAAGGGGCCGCTTCAGGCGATGATAGATCGCTACAGGAAATTCGGGGTCGCAATTCCGGACGCGTTGAAGCCGATGGTTGCACTGATGCATACGATGGAGAAATTCCCGGCCATCTTCGAACGACTCGGCGCCGCACAGACGATTTTAACAAGCCTTAGAAACGCTGGATATTTGACCCAGCAAAGTTTTAGTGCCTTAGCGAGCTATGCCACCGCCGCCGCCAAGGCAATTCTGGGTGTCAGGGGTAATTTAAATTCTTTTATGGATACCGCAAAGTTGAGTAATGCTCAAATTGAACAACTCTTACCGATTGTGGCTCAGTTCGTCGGCGCCGCGGCAACCTTTGGATTAACCGTTCCCACATGGATGAAGACCTTTGTAACAAAACAGTTGGGGGTGGACTGGGAAAAATTTAAGGAAACAGCCGCGGCCCAAGCTAACGCGGGAATAGCTACCGTAGAAAAACTGAAACTGATGCTCGACGCCCAGAAAACCTATGATTCAAGAATGAAGGATAGATTTAATACTCTTAGGATAGGAATACGCGACAAACTCGATTTCGTGATTGCCGCAATCAAGGGACTTCCTCAGGCTGCGACTGGTGCTTATTTTCCGAAACCTGCATTGGTTCATGTGGCGGAAAAGGGACCCGAATGGATTTTCAATAAACCGCAAATATTGAATCTTGCGGGCGCGGGCGGGGGAACAAGCCGAGACGTGAATCTGACTTTTAATATCAATACCATCGATAACGAGGGAATGAAAACGACCATCGTTAAAAAAATTATCCCGATCATGACTCAGGTATTTCGGGGGAACACGAATCAATTGACAACAAACTTCAAAAAGGAATTGGGGATATAGCATGAATACGCTTTATGTTAAGGGGAATTTTGTCAATGTAAATACTTTAATTTCAGTCACCTCCGAAGACCCGGTTTATGTTAAGGAGTGGATGTACAATCGAAGGCAATCGAAGCCACTTAGGTTCATGGCCAAAAGTGGGAATCAAATCCTCATGGGTGATGGGGTCACAAGGATATCACCGACTATCGCCGCAATTATGAATCACAACCTGGCCGGTACGAGTGGCGGCGGTGCCTTCCTTTGCAAGATTAAGGGGGATGATAATAACCCACCGGTAGGTGGTTGGGATGCTCCAGCCTATTCGAGAGACATAGCTTGGCACACCCTCAATATGTTCAAACTCCTCGATGGTGCGCCGAGTTTTTATTATTGGCTTTTGGATATAGACGATTTTGACAACGCACTGGCTGGATGTAACATCGGGGAGTTCATTCTCCATACCTGGGCGGCCTTTCCGAGAAATTATGCCCCCGGTTCCCAAAATGCCGCCGAATATATTCAGTTTGATAATGAGACTCCTTATAAACAGCGGTGGCGGGCGTTCGGGGCAAAGAGGAAAACATTCAATATTAGTTTCCACGGCATAACCAACACTCAAGTGGTCTCGGAAATGGAAGCCATGTTCGATGATCTTGACGGAATTCATCCCTTCATTTTCATCCCGGATAGCGCTGAGCCAGATTGTTGGTATGTCGAATGTCCCGGTATTTTGACTGTCGATCGCGAATGTAAAAACGTCAATAATTTTTCTCTTGAACTTTTTGAGCAAACCCGGGGAATAACAATCTTATGAACGTTGTCGATAAAATCAAGGAGTTGATGACTCAGATCAAGAGTCTGTGGGGCGCGATCACGGACCTTCAGGACGGCGTTGATATAGCTGGATCGCATGATCTTCTTTCCTCGACCCATCCCGATACCACGGTCGGATCGCCCGTACGCGGTGATCTTGTCACGGGCCAGAATGTAAGTCCAGTTTGGAAGAAAAAGGCACTTGGAACGACGGGGAAGGTCGTTCAATCGGACGGTTCGGATGTTATCTATGATGACGTTGCCTGGGCGAATGTAAAAAAGGTAGGATCGAGCATAGCCGATCTTGCGACCCATTCCCATGCTGTACTGTCGGGGATCGGTGAAGATGACCATCACAATAAGGTTCACGCCCTCGATAGCACGACCGAACATTCGGCGCTTTCAAATAATACCGATCATAATGTCAGCATTACCAAACATGGTTTATGTCCCCTATTACCGAATGATGATACTAAGTTTTTGAGCGGAAAGGGAACGTGGCTTCCGGGAGGGGGAGGAGGTGCCGGTGCTACTTTTGATCCCGATGAATTCCCGGCTTCGCCGACTTCTCAGTCGGATCATTTTGACGATGCCTCAATAGATGTTAAATGGGTGGCATGGCAAGCGGGCGGCAATCTAACCGTTGCAGAATCGAATCATCATTTGGTTTATACGAATACGGGGGATAATGCCTACACATGGAGAGGGCATTTCCAGGCACTCCCGGCGGGTGATTTCACAATAGAGGTGAAGGTCAATCCTATATTTCCGTTCGCTAATTATCTTTCCGTCGGACTGGCCCTCTATCAAGACGCAACTAATAATCCCAATACTACCGATGTGTTTGCCTATACTTGCGAGATGGCGTTGGGAACACCACAGACTCGTGTCACATATCTAAACGCCTACAATTCCTGGGGCTATAGTCCCTCAGACATGGTACATTCAAATTATTGTCCTTCCTATCTAAGGATTCGGCGAAGCGGAACGACCCTTTATTTCGATCATAGCACTAACGGTATCCAATGGCTTCAGCAATATACGGTCGCTCAACCCTTTGCCGCCGCGGAGATGGGATTGATTATGTGGAATTACGCTAACGCCGTAACCGGGATTGCCCTGTTCGATTGGTTTTATTATCTCGGTAGTAATTCACTCATATCTCCGGTGGGAGCATAACGATGACGATGCCTTATCGTTTGTTTTATCGCTTTCATTCGGTGGTACTTCAGGGGCAGGATATCAATAATGATTACACTACCGCCGTGGATTGGCTGAATGTCTATAGTCAGATCGGGCAGATGGGTTATATAAAATGGTATTCTCTCGGAAATAATATGTGGAATAGATGGACTACATTATTTCGGGGTTTCATAGAGGACGATTTCGCCGCCTCCGAAAATCCTGACCAAATTTGTAGAATAGACATAACCGGATGTGTGGGCGTTCCAAACTATAATCAGAAACCCATTACAGACATCGTTATCTCTGACGGAGTCCCGGTTATACCTGCTGCACCCGATGCCTGGGCGAATGATTCCGCGACGGGAAAATATTATGACGGAGTAAATGAATATGCCAGTTATCCCCTAAATATTTGGATTGCCACAACGGAAATTATAAACGTTGCCGTTGCCGATCTCCCGAAAGAAATTGAGGGACATTGCCCCGCCTGGAATATGGGTGTTGGATTAAACGCAAATGCGGCTCAGGACCACTTCTGGAGGAATGGATACGGAATTTTTATTTCGGATTCTACCCCGGCTCAGGCCACCTGGGGAGGGGATGATGGCGTCCGCTGCGACTTTGTTCCCTATTCAATGAAGGTGGTATTTTTCAACGCCCTCACGAATTCTTTAAATCGTTATTCTATGCCGACAGCCGGACTTGTCACGGTCTTATTGAACGGCCTCGGATTTCAGAATGATGAGGATGAAATAGAATATGGGGGAAGCGTTAAACCCGGCGGTTGGGGTGATTCCGTCAACGAGATTTATTTCGAGGGGCTGCAAGGTCAGGGCAATTATACTATTTATCTCGCACCGTATGCCGGGAATGAATTTATCATCAATTCAAATAATCAAATTGAAATAACTACGATGCCTGCGATGGCAGCGGGAACCTACCAGATCAAAACGAGAAAGGGAAATCATGGCACGGCGAAAAACATTGACTCCTATGCCGGAGACTGGCGCTGTGATACGGACGGTAGGATTTATCCTGGGACAAGAATCATTTTCACCGTTGCGGACGACGGCGACGGCGACGGAGAAGAAGATCCCGTCATCTATATCAAGTGGCCCTGGAAATCCAGGACAACTACGATCTTCAAGTATTGGGCCCCAATAGATACTCGTACGCCGGACATTTTCTTCGAGGGAAAAATTCTCGATCTCGGTTCTTTCGAACGCTCCCCGAGCGATATCTCCGGACTTGCCCAGGTTTCTGATTTGACCATTGAAATTGCTAACCACGACCAGGAAATTTCAATGCTTCTGGCAGAATATGAATGCCTGAATCAGGCGGTCTCATTCTGGTGGGGATTCAGGAATGATCCCTATAACTGGAAAAGTTATCTTTGTTCTATGGTTGTAACCGATTATGAGAAACCGGATTCGACCTGGAGAGTGACGCTCCGAGATGTCAATGCGAGGTATTTTTAAGATGAAGATACCTCAATATATTTGCACTCGGGCAATATACCCGAACATCCATAAGGACCATGAGGGTCGCGCCATGCCCGAGGCGCTAGGTCTCTGCAGCCTTGTGGCCGCCGATAGCCACACGCCCGGGGCCATCGAGGCGATCCTGGTCGATAAACCAGCGCATAAATATCTCTGTGGCCGGGGGTCACTCAAGGGCCTAGATCAGGTTTATACCAACGGCAAAATCAAGAACTCCGGTTGGGCGGTATCATATGCTGACGGTGGCCGAACCTATCTGACCTTTACGAACTCACAGGGTGCGAAACGGATAACTTTTAATTGCCGCGGCTACATGTATGCGGCCTGGGATTCGGCAAACGGCTATGTTCAAAATCCGGCCTATGTTTTGTTATTCTATTTGGCCTTTTTCCTGGGTGTTGCACAGGAAGATTTAAACATCCAGAGTTTCCTGGACATGGCCGCATATTTCGTTGACCAGGGCTGGGATGAGACTGGGAAATTTATCGCCCAGGAGCAGAATGAATCGAACGCAAGCCTTCAGGAGCTTCTCGTTTCTTTCGGACTCCGTTATTGGAATGATACCGACGGCCGGATCAAAATTGGCCGCCGTGACGTTTCAACCTACACTTCAGCTGAACATATTTTTTGTCAGCTCGATGTTTTAGACCGTCCCGAGAAACCGATGAATTGGGGGGAGGCCATAAATTATCTGGCCTACACCTGGGATAATTTCCCATGTTCAAACGTAATGCTGGGATCAGGGGTTACCTTGAATCAGGACAGCATTGATTTTCTGGGAGAGAAAAGATCAGATCTCGCTTTCCCCTGGACAACTGATGAGAATATGGCGCTTGCGCTTGCGCAAGAGGAACTTTTTCGGATGGCCTATGGCAATCCCAAGTTTAATGTCAAGGTTCCCTTCTTTTGGCTTGATCATGTGGATATCGGAGACGTCGTGGCGATTCAAGACCTTTTCGGTATCAATGTTTTGGGCCTAGGAGAGGCTACGCATTATTATCTAATCAATTCAATAAGTCCGGACTTCAAGGGCTATAATATCGCACTTGACCTGGAAGACACGACTTATTTACTCGGTATCTATGATGACGAAAGCCAACCACTTCTGGATGATGACGGTTCGGTTTTAATCGGAGAATAAAGAATGAATTACGCCTATCAAAAAACACTTTTCAGGCTTGCTTCCGTAGCTGGGATCGACCTAAATGACGATTCTGCGAAAGTCGTTCTCTATACCGTCCCGACGGGGAAATCTTGCATTATCACTCATGTCGTTGTTCGCAATGCTTCAATAAATTTGACCACCGCTGAATACGGTTTTGGATTTGATGCAAGCGCCGCTGACGTGATTGCCGCCGCCGCTCATATCGAATTAGATGGAGCGACGAAATATACGGTTCTCACAGCAAAAGCGGGATCTGTTCGAGGCGTAGCGGCGGGGACATTCGGAATAAAAGTCACGGTTGAGCAGGGAGCTCCGGCCACCGTAACCTGCGAAATTTTTGGTTATCTCTTTTAGGAGATTAGGATGAATATCAGAAAATGGCTTTGCGGAATCGCCAGAAAGAATAAATGGAAGACACTCAAAAATCTGTGTCAATGTGACAAATATTATCCTATCCCCGAACCTGAACCGATCCGTCCGGCTCCGCCGGAGCCACCTATCCCGCCCGAACCGCCACCTCCACCTCCACCTCCTCCTAAACCCGAACGTCCGGACGCACTTATTGGGACCAGCCACTATCAGATGATGGAATGTAAACTCGCTGATATCGATTGGTTCCTGGACGAGGGCTATTATTCCGGCTGGACCGCAACCGAAGCCTTCACAAGTTATACTTGGTCAAGAGGGGTTAATTGGCAGCCCTACATAAATGTCGGGACGGCCACGGAGCCAATGTTCAATTACACAAAAGAGCATGAAAATCCGGCCTACTTTGAGAAACTCGAATATATCATGACCGGATGCGCGAAACGGGATACAGCTCTGGTTATCAGGCTTCTCGATTACTGTTCTGTCGCAAATCCAGATTACTATGAAAAGTTATGCTGGCACCACAGCGTTCAGAAAACGAACTGGCAGGATGTTCAGCATAAGGCTTGGGGCGGATTCTATGGCCACGGACCCCGGCCCTATTACTCGGCCTTTATGAAGCGGATCGTCGGCCTGGCAGCGAAGACGAAATGCCGGGTGATCTACCACGCCGTCAATGAGGCCGGATACAAACCCAGTAAAAAGGAACTGGCCGGCTGGCTCTTGAAACTCAAAAGCCCGACGGCAATGAAAGATAAGATCATTCTGGAATTTCACCAATGGATGGCCGATGAACTGAGGCGACTCGGAGCGAAGTTGTCGATCATCAGCACCAATTTGGACTACGTCAAAAACAGAGAATGGGCGGCCGCTAACGGGATTTATTTCGAGGTTCATGGATGTAATTCTCCCGAGCGGCTAACCGAGGTTTTCAAATTAGGGAAAACCTACATGGCGAACGGGGACGGTCCTGATAAGTTGGCTAAAGGTCGGCAGGGCGATAAGCCGGAGAAGCGGGAGCCTTCAGTTTCCCAGGGAACAGAGATGGGTCAAATCCTGAAAGCAGGGAAGAAGCCTATGTATCTCTACTACAATCGTAATGCGGAGAACCCGCTTCCATCCGATATTCGACGGGCAAGGTTCGATGTTCTGAAAGCGATAGTAAAAGCGATGATCTGATGTCCAACTATATCGTCGATCCGGTCAATGGAGCCGATCCGAATAGCGGCCTTACAGAATCCACGGCCTGGAAAACTCTCCTCAAAGCATCCGATACTCTCATTGCCGGGGATACTGCCCGGTTACGGGGCGGACCCTATCTACCGAATGATGGGAATGTCGGACTCCGAACCAAGCGGAACGGCGCCGCCGGAGCACCGATAACCTTTAGAAATTATGGGGCCGAGATAGTTACGATCAAGGGACAATTTATCGGGGTAATGGTTGATCATAGTTTCATTGCCCTGAAAGGCCTCGCCGTAATCAACGACAACCAAGGGGCAATGGAAACTGGAATTTGTCACTGGTTCGATCATGGACAGATCAGCAATGTGACGGTTGAGGACTGTGTAGTCAGAAACATGAAACCCGGAGATCCATCTCATGGGATTCGGTTGGAGGGCGTTTCCTATGCGGTAGTTCGGAGATGCATAATGGACCATATCGGGACCGCCCCTCAACCAGGCCCAGAGGGCGGAAACGGACTGTGGATAACCGGAAATTATTGTCTTGTTGAAGATAATCAGGTTGATTTCTGCGGCCACGCCGGATTGTTCTTAATGGGAGACAGGGTTGTTGCCAGGAGAAATAATTTTAATGGGACTTGGGGGGTATGCGCGGAATATCTCTGCTATAACACGACTAATTTCCGATCATTGATCGAGGACAACATTTTGAGAAACGCGTCTGGTCTGCAAGATGGCCTATGGAGAGACCCCGCCTGGGAACAGATGGGGAGCGGAACGATATTCAGGCGGAACAGAATTTATCGCGGAGTCGGAGCAGCTTTCCAGATTTATTCGCGTCAGGATTACCAATCAAAGCATAATAGATTTTATCACAATGTCGCCTACGATTGCGGAGGAGTCCCGCCTCCGAGCTATCTCTGCGCGCCTTATGAGATTCAGGAGGACGTCGCTGGGACTCAAGGTGATAATATCTCCGTAAACAACATCCATTTTTTCAACAAGAGAAACGACCGGGCGACTTTCGCGGGGACAGGCAATCAAGCTGTTCTCGTTTTCCTGGTCAATTCATGGAACGATACGGACCCGATGTTTCGAGACCCGGCTAGCGGTGATTTTCGGCTCTGCGCCGGAAGCCCCTGCATTGACACCGGGCAATTCCTGACAAAGCTCCGCTCAAACGGATCGGGGCGGACGCTTGAGGTCGAGGACGCCGGGTATTTTTGTGACGGATGGGGGATCGTTGAGGGGGACTATATCCAACTCGAAGGCACGGACGAGGCTATCCAGATTGCCTCGATTGACTATGCAAATAACATCATAACCTTGAAAGAAGGCGCCTCATGGCAGGTCGGCCAGGGAGTCTCATTGCCCTTCCTTGGCACTAAGCCAGATATAGGTGCATTTGAATACTTAGGAGGAATCATGCCAAAAAGCATTGATATCATTTTGAACATTCAGGGAATCCCCGACTATTCTATAGTGGCGGATAAACAATCAGCTTCTTTCCAGCGCGGACAAAGTGCAACATTCAAGATCACGGCTTCAGGGATAGATGGGTATAACAAACCAATCCCATTATCTATTTCAGGATTACCCCCGAATGTGACCGCTCAGTTTTCACCAACCTCGATATGGCCGGGGGAGGAATCCATATTGACCATTATGTCCACGGTGGCAGCCATTCCTGGTGCTTACACAATAAATGTAAAAGGGCCAGATATAAGCTAAATGCCCCATTCACTACCGCTTAATCTGATTATTACCCGACAGGGATGGTGGTCTAGGCTGTGGCAATGGCTCAAAAGACTCCTAAGCTTCGCCTGATAGGTTAGGTTTGACGATCTAGGTTTACCTAGTGACCTTGCCTTCGTGAAGCCGATCGCCTCTTAAAATCGATCCTACGCGGTCAAGGTGTGCCCTGATTGTGCCCAAAGACATGGTTTATAGGTCATTTTATATCTTAGAATGTCCCGGTTTGTCTTTGAGAAATAATGATATTCCTGTCTGATAATCAGGGGGATATGGGGGGAAATTTAAAATATCTATCAGTCCGACACTGTACTGTGGAAAACTTAGAGCGGTTTACATTCCTGCCTTATTTTCAGGATTAAAATTGTGACTGTGCCCAAAAATGTGCCCAAGGCCTTGGACTGCTCGGTGCTTCCTTTCCCGATCTGTGTGCGAGTAAATTAGGCTTGTATAGGCCTTAGAATGCCCCAGAATCTCCGCGATCGTAACGATATCAACGCCGGACTCAAGGAGACTCGTCGTGAAGCAGTGCCTCAATAGATGAAAATGAAAGTCGATCCCGGTTTCGCGCCTGATGATTTCCGTAGTGCGCCTAAAAATTCCCTGGTTGCGCCGATTCTGTGAGCCCAGATCAAAGATAAATTCCGTGGTGCGGGGTTGACTTAGGATTATCTTTTTCGCCGTCTCGTTGAGGGGGATCATTCTATCCTTGGCTCCCTTCCCGGTCACCAGAATTTCATCCCCGGCCAATCTATCCCAGCGCAGATTTATGACTTCGCTTTTTCTCATGCCGGTGTTGAGTGCGAGAATGACCATATCATAGAATTTCGATTGAAGCGGAGACTGGGGATTTCCCGCGATCCGCCGGCATACGGCCAAAATCTTCTCAATCTCCGCAGCCGTCAGCGCCCTCATTGAGGATGTTGTTTTATAGAATTTGATTTTCCTCAAAGGATTGGGCCCGGGATGCAGACCCCAATCTATGGCCCGATAGAACATTGTCCGAAGCAATTGCAGATAAATGTTGATCGTCGATTTGGAAAGCTTCTTATCTTCAGCCGGAGCGCGCGGCTTCCTGAATCTGCTTTTATCCTTGAGGTAAGACCGGAAATTTTCTATGGTCAGAGTCGAGATATCGGATAGATAGATTATAGAATTCGTCTCGAGAAACTTCTGGAATCGTTTTATGCGGACGATCTCGCAGGGCACGGTTGAGGGCTTAGTCGTCCAGGCCCAGGCGATGTATTGCTTGAAAAAGGCATCGATCGTTATCCGGCCTTGCTGATGTTCTGCCAGGAGTTCATTTCGCTTGTCCTGGAATCGGTCTAAGGCTTCAGATTTATTGTCGGTCTTGAGAGATTGCCGATAGCGTTTGCCCTTAATGCGGATATCGAGATAGAATCGTTTGCCGCGGCGACGAAGCATCCTTATTGCTGTTTTTCGAGAATCGCGTTGACGTTCTTTTGGTCAAGACTATACCATGCGCCGGTTGCCGCATCGACGATAACTGGGACAAGACCCATAAGGACGTCTAAGACTATCCAGCCAGCACCGATATGGTTTGCGATATTGATCATCTGTGTTTTATAACCTTCGGCCTTGAACTCGATCTTATAACTCTTTTTTGATTCGAGTTTCAATGAGCATGGTGTCTGGCCCATATCTTCGCCATTCACGATGACGCGCGCCTTCTGTGGATCGCTGTTGAAATTGACATCCTGACGAGTTCCCTTGAAAAGTGTCGCGCAACTAGAGAGATAAAAAAGAACGAGACCCAAAGATAGAATTTTGTTAATCATATTTCCCTCTATGATTTATTTGATTTAATCCAATCTTCCATAAATCTTATAAAATCTTCCTGGTGGGGCCGGCCATCTTGGGGATAGAAAAATTCTTCTACGCCGCATTTTAGGGCCCCTGCAATTTTGAAAAGCCAATCAATCCCATAATTTGCATTTCCGGTTTCTATTCGGCTTATTTGTTCCGACCGAGTCTTCAAGATTTTTGCCAATTGTTTTTGTTTAAGTTCACGATCATTTCGAACTTTTTTAATACGCGATCCTATTTCTCTTTTCGAAATCATCCAAGGCCGCCTTATTTTGGTATCGAGATATTGAATTTTTAGCATAATAAACCCCGCATTACAAATCAAATAAAGTTAAAAAAAAGACTTGACAAGTCGAATTGCTTGCTTTATATTTAACGGGCCAATGATAAATACAGATACAGCGCAAATTATTGACCGATTTCGAAAATTTGTCTATGAACGTGACCTCACCCTCAAACAAATTGCTCTAATTCTGAAAATATCCCATTCCCAGGTTTCCTATATTCTCAATGGAATAGCAAAAAATCCTCACCCGAGAACGCTCTATAAAATCAAAAAAATGATGGGGGAAATCAATGAATTCTCTGTTGTCCAAAAAAGCGGTAGCTGAAATCTGGGGCTGCTCTACCAGGAAAGTAGGCCGGATAATGCAGAAACGGGCAATAGCCTTTGTCTATATAGGCGGGCGGGTCATGTTCAAACAGGAAGACGTAAGTAAATTCATTGAGGCTCACACGATCCGGGCGCGAGCGGTTTGAAATCATATGAACAATATGAGCGAAGCTATTTCGGGCGTCAATCCAAAAATTAGGTATGCCTCTGGATTGCAATGCTACTTCTATACGATGTTCATTACCCAGAAAAAATATAGGTTCGATGAGGTATCCAAAAAAATGGGAATTGCCGAGGATACCCTTCGCGCTTATGCCTCCGGGGAATTGCCAATTTCAGTTTCGCGGTTTCTTGATTTCATGAAGGCAACGGATGATCTCGATTATCTCAAATTCATGGCCGATGAAATGGGATGTCGGCTCAGACCGAAACTTGATGATCGGTATGAAATTTTAATAGATAGCATCATCAATGGGGTCAAGGCAATAAGTGGAGACGGGAGCAAGAAATGATTTGCTTTTGCGAAGTTTGTAACACCACCAAAAATGAAGTCGACATGAAAGACCGCGAAATTTGCGAGTCTTGTTTTTATTCAACTCAAGGAGGAGTGAATCCAGCAGATAGGCTAAACAAAGAGACGATTAACAGCGCGAGCAAAGCGGGAGGCCCCCGGGGAACCAGGCCTCCCCGCGCGCTCGCAAAACAATTGGGGCTTTTTTAAGGAGGTGAACATGGAATTAAATTTCAGTTCACAAGGAAAAGTGGGCGAGAGATTTTCTACTGACGCAGGCCAATCCCCGAATCACAGTTTGGAATTGGCCCAGATAACACAATTAGTGCAAATCGCACTAGCAATCTCTTATTTAATAGCAGAACTCACGCCCGCTGTCAAGGAGGAAACAAATGGAAACCAAAAAACCTAAAGACCAACAGGAATTAGTCAAGGTTCAAAACGGGGGGGTGAAGAAGGACGTCCTTGGATTGACCGCGGATTTCGGCATAGTTTATACGAAAGTCCAGGAGGGTCAGATCATGGCTCCTATCCGTGCTGATATGACGCTCTATGAAAAGCTGGGTCATATTTACAAGCAAAAGGACAAATATCCGATAACGGGTCCGGGATACAGATATCTCAACAAGGTGGCCTCCATTTCGCTCGTTACGCCTCAGTCCGTTATCGTCGATGGTCGACCGGTCCCGAATCCGCATATCGAAAGGAATCCCAAAACCAAATCCGTCGAAAGCGTCAACATCCGTAAAATGGGAATCGGGTATTCTCCGGCCGGGAATATTGTCGTCATCGACAAGACGCTTTTCTATAACGTCTACACCTATTTCATTCAAAGCATTCAGGCGAAGATGAAAAGGGTCGTGTGGGCGAGCGGCAAGCCGACTGACGCAAAGGAATTTCCAGATTGCGCGGTTTATGGAACCGCCGACGAGCGGCCAACCAAACCGGGAAAGTGGGCCTTTTATTTAACTGAGGACCCTATCGGCATTTGGATCAACTATGAGAGCCCGGCCATTATTGACTGCCTAGAGGAACATACGCAAAGGCAGCGCTTCGGGGACCGCATAGCGGCAACGATTGTTGAAAGGAACATTCTCAAGGACCATCCGGCAATCGCCGTTTCCCAGGTTTTCTATCGGGAAACAACGCTCGGAGTCCAAGCGACCGTGACGGTCCACGGCTGGAGAAACGATAATACGCCACGGAATCTAGCGGCTATTATGCGACAGGCTGAAAGTGGAAAAGAATCTGGCGATTTTCATGATGCTATAGAAGTCAAGGCCGAAACCATTGTCGATCTTGAAGCCGAAGAGGAAATCGAGGCCAGGAAAGAAGCCTCTGAGATTGAGATGGACACGTTGCAGCCCGAAGATATGGGAGATCCAGCCAAGGACAAAGAGCCGCCGGCTGCCTTTTTTGAGAAACAAGCGAAGGAAAAGGCGAAGAAGTGATGGAAACTCAAACGATCACCACGGAAAAAGTCCTGTCACAAAAGCCTTCCGAAGATCGAATCCTTCTCGAGCAATTGAGTGAGATCGGCGCGGAAATAGAGATGAAGCTAGATGCAGAACTTGAACGCAAAGAGAATGAAAAAGGCGGACCCTATCCTCATGATGAATGGAATTGGGCGAGTGAGATCCATCATCCCTGTAAAAAGAATCTCGTTCATACTCGTCTTGATTGGACCCAGAAAAAGCCTATGGACCTCCGGGCCCTTTGGAGAATCAAAGAGGGGAATGAAATCGAGCGTCAAACGAAAGCCAACCTCAGCATCATAGGCTTTGAGCTCATTGAGAATCAGAAGCGGTTTACGCTTGAGGAGTCGAGAATCAGCGGTAGGATCGACGGTCTAGCGCCATTGAATAGAAAGCTGGGCGACCCATTCGCTTCGGTCAAGACCATCCCTGCGGAAATCAAGTCGATCAATCCGAACTACTGGGACAGCACAAAGACGATCGACGATATCCGTTCTCACCGCGGCTGGTGGATCAGAAAGTATCCGGCGCAGCTCAACCTATACAACCTCATGAATGATTGCCCGGGCGGCTTCCTTATTCTTGTGACCTTCGGAAAGCGGCCCCGGGTCCTTCCGATGCTATTGGATTATGACCTGGCTGATGC